AAGGCGGCGTAATAACTTTGGCCGACACCGCGCGGAACATGACCCGCGGCCCACGGGGCGTAGCCGCTCTTGCACCAATAGCTAGGAATATGTATCGGCCTATGGTAAGTTAGGGGCCTTAAAGGAGAACACAGATGGCGCGTAAACCAATTGGCGGTTTGATGGACAACAACGTCCCTTCACAGTTAGACCCAGAGGATTTAGCTGCGGAGGTCGAGTTAGAGATTCCGGGCAGCATGGACAACGTCGTGGCTTTTGAAGGCATGGCGGAGGGCATGGATATTGAGATGACCCCGGAAGAGGACGGCGGCGTTACGATTGATTTTGATCCGTCTGACCAGCGCGGTGAAAGCGATGACTTTTACGCCAACTTGGCGGAAGAGATGCCTGATCGCGAGCTATCTAGAATTGCTGGCGAGCTTTTACATGAGTTTGATGCAAACAAAGCAAGCCGACAGGAGTGGGAAGATGCTTATGCAAACGGTCTTGATCTTCTCGGGTTCAACTACGAGGAAAGGACGCAGCCGTTCAGAGGGGCTTCTGGGGTTACGCACCCGTTGCTTGCCGAGGCGGCTACGCAGTTTCAAGCGCAGGCGTTCAATGAGTTGTTGCCAGCGTCCGGGCCCGTGCGTACTTCTATCATGGGAAGCGAAACAAACGACAAACAGCGGCAGTCTCAGCGCGTAAAGCAGTTTATGAACTATTACATCACGGATGTGATGGAAGAATACACCCCGGAACTTGACCAAATGCTGTTTTATCTGCCTTTGGCGGGGTCTACATTCAAAAAAGTATACTATGACGAGACTTTGGGACGTGCGGTAGCTAAGTTTATACCGGCGGAAAACCTTGTTGTACCGTATGAGACCTCTGATTTGGAGACTTGCCCCAACATTACGCAAGTTTTGAGGATGTCTCTTAACGATTTGCGTAAAAAACAGGTTGCGGGCTTCTATTTGGACATACCGGTGATCCCGGCCCAAGAGGAATCCGACCAGATTACCAGTGAAATCGACCGTATTGACGGCACAAGCCGCTCACAGATCGACTACGACTGCACAATTTTAGAATGTCACGTAGATTTAGACCTAGAAGGCTACGAAGACCTCGATGAGGACGGCGAGCCGACGGGTATTAAGATACCATATGTTGTCACACTGAGTCAGGACAACGGCCAAGTGCTGTCTATTCGCCGTAATTACCGCGAAGATGACGAATTAAAGCGTAAAATTCAGTATTTCGTACACTATAAGTTCCTTCCGGGCTTTGGTTTTTACGGTTTAGGGCTTATTCATACGATTGGCGGTTTGTCACGGACCGCCACAGCGGCACTGAGGCAGTTGATCGACGCAGGTACGTTATCTAATCTCCCAGCGGGTTTCAAAGCCCGTGGATTGCGTATTCGGGACGACGATGATCCGCTTCAGCCCGGAGAGTTCCGCGATGTGGACGCTCCCGGAGGGGCTATTCGTGACAGCCTTATGCCGCTGCCATTTAAAGGCCCAGACCAGACACTGTTCCAGCTTTTGGGTTTTGTTGTGGATGCGGGACAGCGGTTTGCCACAATTACAGACATGAAGGTGGGAGACGGCAACCAGCAAGCGGCGGTTGGAACGACTATCGCGATGCTGGAGCAAGGCTCACGCGTGATGAGCGCGGTGCATAAGCGGTTGCACTACGCAATGCGGATAGAATTTAAACTTTTGGCCCGCGTGATGGGTGAAAGTTTACCAGAAGAATACCCATATACAATTGAAGGCGAAGATGCGTCCGTTAAAGCTTCTGACTTTGACGATCGGGTAGATATCATTCCGGTGTCCGACCCTAACGTGTTTAGTCAGGCGCAGCGTATTGCTTTGGCACAGACTAAGCTACAGCTAGCGGGTGCCGCTCCTGAATTACACAACATGTATGAAGTGTATCGGGACATGTACGATGCCCTTGGTGTACGCGACACGGACCGTATTATGAAGCGGGCTGTGGAGGAAGAGCCGACACCTAAAGACCCGGCGCAGGAAAACATCGACGTGATGGACATGGTGCCTCTGAAGGTGTTTGAGGGTCAGGAGCATCAGTCTCACATTATGGCGCACTTGATTTTTGGCGCATCTCCGATGGTTGGCTCTATGCCAGCTTTGGCGATGGAGCTTCAAAAGCACGTCATGGAGCACGTTAAGGTAGCCGCAAGAGAGCAGGCGGCGGTACAGTTTATCCAGAGCCGTCAGGCCGCGGGCGGCGAAGCGGCCACTGAGGAAGAGATGCTTGCAATCGAGGGGCTTACCGCGCAGTTCGTGGCGCAGGGTATGCAGATGGTTCAGCAGATGTCAGCGCAAGTCTCCGGCCAAGGCCCTGATCCGTTGGTTCAGCTTAAAGAGCAGGAGCTACAGATCAAGGCACAGGCAGAGCAGAACGACATGCAGGTCGATCAGGCCAAGCTTAATATGGAAGCGGCAGGCCAGCGGATGCGGGCGGATCAGTTCCAGCAGCGCATGGCAAGTCAAGAGCGCCAGACGGACAAGCGTATTCAATCTGCTATGGAACGGGAGATGCTTAAACAACGGGGAGACTAGATACTCATTAGTTTAGCTTGGGGGCGAAATGATAGCAGAAACACTGGCTGGTATAGCACTGGTCAAATCCGCGGTTGATGGGATTAAATCAGCCATTAACACGGCCAAGGACGTTGGCGAAATAGCGGGTTACGTTGACCAGCTTTTTGAAGGTGAAAAGCAGGTCCAGCAGAAAAGAGCTAAGAGTGCGTACCCCGGAATTGGAGACCAGTTCGGGGTATCTAATATTGCGTCTGAAGTCATAGATGCAAAACTGGCTCAAGAAAAGATGCAGGAAATGCGTAACCTAATTGATTTACGTTTTGGCCCCGGAACGTGGCAAAGTATAGTAGATGAGCGGGCTCGTAGGATACAGGCGGCTAGAGAGGCGGCTTCGGCGGAGCGCCGTAAAAAACTGGCCGAAGCAAAAGAGTTTGAAGAAACCATGAAGCAAGTCGTGCTTGTAACTTCGGTGATTGTTATCGCGATAGGGTTTTTCATATTTTTGTTTGCGGTGGTACTATGACGGTAGATAAATTTTTAGAATGGAAGATACTGCCTCGTTTTATGATGCTAGCAAGCACGGTGATGAGTTGGCGCTGTGCCGAGTGGTTTATGGCGTTAGACGCGCCGACGGGGGCGCAGAGTGCTTTTGTTTCAGTGGTTATGGGCGTTATGACGGGCGTTTTTGGTATATGGATGGGGCACGAGCACAAGCCCGTGGCTAAATAATGTATCAGGCGGTTGTTCTTGCGTGTCTTGTTTTTAATATGGAACAATGTTACCAGTTAGAAGACCAGTGGGGGCCCTATAGCACATATGAGCAGTGCGAGAAACGAGCGTATGAAATGTCTCGCGCAGTTCATAAACACATGCAGGGATACAAGCCAGTATCTTGGCAATGTCGGGCGTTACCAAAAGGAAAGTTAACAGCATGATTCAGGCACTTATTGGACCAGCTACCGAGCTAATCGGTAAATTCGTTGAAGACAAAGACCAGAAAAACAAGTTGGCGCATGAGATTGCCACTATGGCGGAGCGTCACGCACAGGAACTTGCCAAGGGGCAGTTGGCTATCAATGCTGAAGAAGCCAAGTCACGGAACTTGTTTGTGGCGGGCTGGAGGCCGAGTGTTGGCTGGTGCTGTAGTCTGGCCTTATTTGCTCACTTTTTAGTCTTTCCTACTATGGATGTAGTAACGGCCTACATGGGCGTTGAGCCAGTAGCCTACCCTCAGTTCGATATGGACAGCTTGATGACTGTCTTACTGGGTATGCTCGGGCTCGGAGGAATGCGTAGCTTTGAAAAAGCCAAAGGGCTAACAAAGTAATGGAAGCAAACTTTTTCAAAAGCCTTGAGATGGTGCTGCACCACGAAGGTGGTTTTGTGGATCATCCTAGCGACCCCGGAGGGGCAACCAACAAGGGCATAACACACAAGACATATGCCGATTTCCTTGGCCGTCCGCTGGAAGACGTAAACGAGCTAAAAAACATCCCGGAAGACCATATTCAGCTAATTTACAAAAAAGATTACTGGGACAAGGTTAAAGGCGACCAGCTTCCGTCGGGGCTGGATTTTTGTGTTTTTGACTGGGCCGTGAACAGCGGTCCGGGCCGCGCGGCAAAAGCGTTGCAGAAGGCGGTTATGGTATCGCAGGACGGGGTTATCGGCCCGATGACCTTAGAGGCGGTTAAAGAGTATGACACCGCGGGATTAATCGAGTCTATTACGGGATATCGTGAGGAGTTCTACCGGAACTTGTCTACGTTTGAAACTTTTGGAAAAGGCTGGTTAAGACGCACAAAAGAAACTCGTGACTTTGCTTTAGACATGGTATAAAAACATATCAGATTTAATGCGGAGGTATACGAGTGGACGAAATATATTTTGCCGAGGCCGTGTTCCGGATTATCCGGGAGCGGAGACAGGCAGTTCAAGACTTGTTAATTTATGACAACGTCAAGAACATCGAGCAGTATCGTGAGCTCATGGGGAATTTAAAATCTCTGGATCACGTGGAACAGGAACTCAAGGGCCTGCTAGAAAAACAGGAGCGAAGCAATGGCTGAAGCAAAAAAACTTGACCTTGAAGCGGTTGGAGAAGGTGTTGCAAACCTCGCCTCTGCATACAAGGATGTCACCGATAAGGTGTTAGACCCCGCTGCTATAGGGGGTTCACTTCTTGAAAGAATGCCAAATCCGACAGGCTGGCGTCTACTTATCCTCCCGTATCGGGGCAAGGGTAAAACGGACGGTGGGATTTACCTGCCGGATAAAGTTGTAGAAGAACAGACTGTTTCTACACAGGTTGGCTACGTACTAAAAGTAGGTGCGCTAGCATATAAGGACCCGGAAAAGTTTCCGGTAGGGCCGTGGTGCGAGCAGGGAGACTGGGTAATGTTTGCCCGGTATGCTGGTTCCCGTTTCAAAATAGACGGCGGGGAGGTTCGTATTCTTAACGACGACGAAATCCTAGCTAAAATCCAAGAACCTGAAGATATTTTGCATTTCTAGGAGTGAACAATGGCAAAAGAGCAACTTAAAGACGACGACCAGATTGAATTAGAACTGGAGTCTGATCAAGATACCGAAGTAGAGTTTTCTGGCGGCGAAGAGGAAGAGGTTCCGCTTGCCGCTGACGCTGACGACAATTTTGAAAAAGCGGAAAACGCCACCCAAAAACGCATTGATCGTCTTACCAAGAAAATGCGGGAAGCTGAACGCCAGCGCGAAGAGGCTGTTAGGTACGCTCAAAACGTGCAGGCAGAAGCCGCTGAACTAAAAAAGCGGATGGATACTCTGGACACTAGTTATGTCAATGAGTACAGTTCTCGTGTTGAGACCGAGATGGCGACGGCAGAAGAAAAGCTTGCCCGCGCTATTGAAATGGGGGACACCGCCGGTGTTGTTGAGGCGCAGCGCAAAATCACGCGACTCGCGATTGAAAATGATCGCGCGGAACAAGCTAAAGCGCAGCAAGCGCGCTATGCCCAACAGGTTAGAGCGCAACAGGAGTCGAAGGTTCAGACTCCTATGCCGCAGCAGCAACCTCGCCGCCCGGACCCGAAGGCGGAACAGTGGGCAGCGAGAAACGCGTGGTTCGGCGCTGATGAAGCTATGACGTATGCCGCTTTTGGCGTACACAAAAAACTTGTCGAAAATGAAGGGTTTGACCCGCAGTCCGATGAGTACTATAATGAACTTGACAGGCGTATGGCGACAGAGTTTCCCCATAAGCTTGGAAACGGTGGAAGTAGACGGCCCGCTCAGACGGTTGCTTCTGTATCCCGCAGTACATCTGGGCGCAGTAGTGGGAAAAAGGTTAGACTCACCCCTAGCCAAGTCGCAATAGCGAAGAAATTGGGTGTGCCGCTTGAAGAATACGCGAAATACGTGAAGGAGTAAGAAATGTCTGAAGATCAAATTGGATCCCTAGAGAAGGGCATTACCCGTACTTCTCGCGCAACACAAACCCGGGAGAAGACGGCAAGGCGTAAGCCGTGGGCTCCCCCGTCTATGTTAGATGCACCACCTGCACCGGATGGATATAAGCATCGTTGGATTAGAGCGGAAACCCGCGGTTTCAACGATACTAAAAATGTCAGCGCTAAGATGCGCGAAGGCTGGGAACTGGTCCGTAGGGACGAGTATCCGGACTTTGAGGCCCCGGTAGTTGAATCAGGAAAATACGAAGGTGTGTTCGGAGTAGGCGGACTTGTTCTAGCTCGCATTCCTTTGGAAACAGTAGCGGAAAGGACGGAATACTTTGCACAGCGGAGTGCCGACCAGATGCAGGCTGTTGACTCAGACATGATGAGGGAGAACGCTCATTCTAGTATGACGATCAATAAACCTGATCGTCAATCTCGTGTAACCTTTGGCGGCCCACAGAGATAAGGGTCGCCCTGATTAGGAGTAAGATCAAATGGCAAACCAAGAAACTGCCTACGGCCTACGTCCTATCGGGCTAGTTGGAAGTGGCGTAAACTCTACCGGTGTAACCGAGTATGAGATCGCGGCGTCCAACGCTAATGCGATTTATCAGTATGCTATTGTCACACCGACAGCAGCAGGCGTGATTGATTATGCTGGCGCGACAAGCGGTGGCACAACAGCAGCATTGGGTGTCCTGATGGGAATTCAGTACCACGACTCAGTCCAGAAGAAGCCTGTATGGCTCAACTACTGGCCGGGTTCTGGTTCAGTCAGCGTTGACACAAACTACCCTGTAAAGGCGTTTGTAGCTGACAATCCAAACCAACTGTTCAAAGTTGCTTCTGACGCATCATTGACTGACCGTGCAACCGCACAGGCAGCCGTTTTTGCTAACGCATCTTTGGGCACATCAGCCCGCACCGGCTCTACCGACACTGGTAGCGCAAACGGTGCACTTAGCGTGTCTTCAATTGCCGTAACAGCGACTTTGCCGTTGCGGATTGTAGGAATCATGGATGACGAAGCCAACAGCGACTTTACTGCTGCGGGCATTCCAATGATCGTTCGGTTGAATGCACATTACAACGCAAACACAAGCCGTTTTGACTCGCAGACTACTGCGACTTCAACGGGCGTTTAAGGAGGGGATAGAAAATGGCTATTTCTCGCGCACAACTAGCGAAAGAGCTTGAGCCCGGCCTGAATGCCTTGTTCGGCCTTGAGTACGACCGCTACGAAAATGAGCATTCTGAAATCTTCGACGAAGAGTCATCAGATCGTGCATTTGAAGAAGAAGTGATGCTCGGTGGATTCTCAACAGCACCAGTTAAAGGCGAAGGCACTGCCATCAACTTTGACGCTGCTCAAGAGACCTACACAGCACGGTACACACATGAGACAATCGCTCTGGCCTTCTCAATTACTGAGGAAGCAATCGAGGACAACCTGTACGACCGTCTGGCATCTCGTTACACCAAAGCTCTGGCCCGTTCAATGGCTCAGACAAAACAGATCAAAGCTGCGTCGATCTTGAACAACGCGTTCAACACAGCTAACCCTGTTGGCGATGGTGCGGCACTTTGCTCTTCTGCTCACCCTTCACTCTCAGGCAACCAGCGCAACCAGCTTGCTGTTGCAGCAGACCTCAACGAGACTTCTCTTGAGCAAATGCTAATCGACATTGCTGGCTTGACTGATGAGCGTGGTCTGAAAATTGCTGTTCGTGGCACAAAGCTGATCATCCCGAAAGAACTGCAATTCATTGCAGAGCGGGTGCTCAACTCAAACCTTCGTCCAGCCACTGCGGACAACGATGCAAACGCAATGAAGAACATGGGTATGATCCCAGAAGGGGCAGTGGTTAACCACTTCCTGACTGATACCGATGCTTTCTTCATTAAGACTGATGCACCAAACGGTTTCAAATACTTCAACCGTGCGGCCATTAAGACTGCGATGGAAGGCGATTTCGACACAGGCAACATGCGGTTTAAGGCACGTGAGCGTTACAGCTTCGGTGTTTCTGACTGGCGGGCCGTGTTCGGTTCACCGGGCGCATAAGCAAAAAACTTTCGGAAAAGGGCGGCTATTCAGCCGCCTTTTTTTGTTGTATAGTGTCTTAATCCCTGACAGCCTTATTGTGAGGCTGACACTAGCCACGACAGGAGATAGAAATGGCTCGTACTACCTTTTCAGGCCCAGTAAAAGTTGATACCGCTTTTTGGGCTAACCCAATTGCATTCGCAAATCTTCCCACCGCCGCCGCCGCTAACGAAGGCTACATTTATTATGTTTCAGACGCTTTAAAAGCTTCGGAAACCGCTGGTAATGGTACAGGCAACCTTGTGTTTTCTGACGGCTCAAACTGGATTCGTGTGGACACAGGCGCAACTGCTGGCGCGTAAGGGGGCTTAGATGGCCGACTCTGATGTAAAATCAAAGCGCATTACCGCAACGGGGTCACTCGCTGTTGGTCCTGCGCGTATTCGTCAGATACAGTTAAAAACAGCCACCGGTACTCCTCGCCTTACCATCACTGATGGTAACGGCGGGTCCACCGTTTTGGACTTGGATTTTAATGCGTCTGATACGCACTCAGTAAACATCCCGTCAAACGGTATTCGTGTAGATGACATTTATGTGTCAGCTTTTACGAATATTACCGCGGCTACGGTGTTTTATAATTAAGGAACAATTTTATGGCTGGGTCTGACATTAAAGCAAGTTATGTTACCGCCACAGGAACTGTGGCAAGTGGCCCTCGCCGGTTAGTTTGTATCCATTACCATACTGCGGGGTCTACCGGTGGGGTTGTACTAAGAGACGGCGGTGCTACCGGCGCTGTCGTTTTTTCTTTAGACTTTCATGCAAACTCTACCGGTGACCTTCAGATTGGAGAGGAAGGCGTAAGGTTTAACACCGACATTCATGTCACGTTTACTAATGTTACAAGCATGACGTTTTTCTTTAAGTGAGGAACTATGGCGACAGTAAAAAACGTAACTAGAACCCCCTCTGGAAAAATCAAATATAGAGGAGAGACCTTTGCTGGATATAACAAGCCAAAGCGCACTCCGGGAAAATCAAAGAAAAGCGCCGTCTTGGCTAAAAAAGGCAGCGAGATTAAGCTGGTTAGGTTTGGAGATCCCAATATGTCAATTAAAAAGGATCAACCAGCACGTAGACGCAATTTTAGATCAAGACATTCATGCGATACTGCCAAAGACAAATTTAGCGCAAGATATTGGTCCTGTAAGGCGTGGTAAAATGAAAGTAGAAGAAGTATTAAAGCTTTTAGAAAAGCACGAAGATGAGTGTAACCGTCGATACGCTAAAATAGAAAAACAGCTAGAAACCTTAGACATGCGGCTTTGGGGAATAGCTATTTTAATTATTGGCGCGGCGATAGTTCAAAAAATATTCTAATGGCTTATTCACGAAAGTCAAAAAACGCGCCTTCAAAATCAAAAGGCAGCAAAATTTGCCCGGAAGGGAAAGCGTGGGCAAAGCGCACGTTTGACACCTATCCAAGCGCTTATGCAAATCTTGCGGCATCAAAATATTGCAAAGACCCTAATTACGCCAAAAAATCAAAAGGCGGTAAGCGAAAGGGTAAGTAATGGGTAAATTACAGGAGTGGTTAGATGAGGATTGGGTCAGAATTGATAGCTCGGGCAAAATTTCGGGCGCATGTGGTACGTCAAAAGATAAGCGTAACCCTGACCGTTGTTTGCCTAGACGTAAAGCTCAAAGTCTTAGCAAGTCTGAGCGCGCTTCGACAGCGCGTAAAAAGAAGCGTGAAGGAGCTAAAGGAAAGCAGGTTGTGGCAAACACTAAGGCTGCCAAAGTAAGGAAAATGGCCTTTGGAGGTGCAGTAACGACCCCTAAACGCCCATTTAACGGAAAGCGTGTACCGGGCACTGCTGTAGCCCGCGGCTGCGGAGTAGTGATGTCTAACCGGCGTAAACGCACAAAAGGATCGGTGTCGCAAGCATGAGTTCTCTAGCTTTTTACATAGACAAAGAAAAAGAGATCTGTGAAGAAATTATCGCTTGGTCTGAGCACACGCTTCAGAAGCCAAACCCGTTTTACAACAATCTCCCGGCTTGTCCTTACGCGCAAAAAGCGTGGCAGGAAAACAAGGTAGCTATCTTGTTTAAATACGAAGACAGTTATCAGTGTCTTTACAGCACTATATCCCAATGGGAGGATGTTTTTGATTTATGCGTAATTGTAGACATGAACTTTGAAAAAAACCCAGACGCTTTTCACAATTACTTAGATAGCTTAAACGACGCTATTTCTGCGGGTATTTTTATAGATAAAGATGTTTGGGTGATGGGTTTTCACCCTTACGATGAAGCAAACGATTTTATTGATGACCAGTCTTTTATGCAAATGGTTGACGAGGAGTACGCGCTTGTTTTTGTGCAGCGGTTGTCCAAGTTGCAAGAATCCGCAGACAAACTAGCGGAAAAAGGTTATTATGACAATTATCTAGCAGAGTATGATGCAGAGGCTATATTTAATAAACGAGCCAAGTTATATAGGAGATTAAAATATGGCGATGAAACCTCGTAAGATGGTTAAAAAAACAGGCACCGTAAAGAAAATGCGCGGTGGGGGTATGGTTAAAAAGATGCGCGGCGGCGGTATGGTTAAAAAGATGCGCGGCGGCGGGATGGTAAAGAAGACATAAGATGGCCGTTTCCGGAACCAGAATTTTTGAGCTAGATGTCGCCGACTACATTGAGGAGGCGTTTGAGCGTTGTGGGTTAGAGGTTCGTACTGGATACGACCTCAAATCTGCGCGGCGTTCGCTCAACCTCATGCTTGCAGAGTGGGCAAACAGGGGGTTAAACCAGTGGACTATTACGCAGCGCAGTCAAGCGCTGGTTTCGAGCACAGGAAACTATACGCTCACTGACGATGTAATTGACATTTTGTCCGTAGTGATACGCCGTAGCGGCACTGACTACACTTTGGAAAGAATTAGTCGCGCCGACTATCTAAACATTCCTACAAAAACAACGGAAGGCAGACCGTCTCAGTTTTTTCTAGATCGTCAGATAAGCCCGGAACTAAAATTGTGGCCGATACCGGACAACAGCACTGACGTTGTTTACTATGACGCACTGACCCGGATGGATGACGCCGCTAATTCCGTAAACACGATGGAAGTACCGTTTAGGTTTTACCCTTGTTTGGCTGCGGGGTTAGCGTATTACATTTCGATTAAACGCGCCCCCAACCGGGTTCAGTTGTTAAAGGCAGTATATGAGGAAGAGTTTGAGCGGGCAATGTCTGAAGATCGGGACAGAGCCTCCTTTAACGTAGTACCTCAGTATGAGTATTTTAGGGCGGGGTAATGGGCAAGTTTGCGGTAGGAAAAAACGCTTTTGCTATTTCAGACCGTTCCGGGCTACGTTATCGTTACCGGGATATGCGTAGGGAGTGGAATGGCCTTTTAGTAGGTCGCGACGAATATGAGCCCAAGCATAAGCAGCTAGAGCCGCGCCCGCGTACTGTAGACCCGCAGGCGTTAAAAGATGCTCGACCAGATAGGGTAGAACCGCAAACGGCTAGACTTTTGTCGTATAACCCCTTTACTAGCGGAGTTGCGGGAACACAAACGATTACGGTGTATGAGCCATCACATGGGCGGTCTACAGCAGATATTGTGCGTTTTAGGGAGGTACAGGGTTTTGACGGGTTTAATAAGTCGGTTTTGGAAAATGCTTCGGGGTATTCTATCACCGTTGCCACCGCAGACAGATACACATTCACGGTCGCCACGGGAACAGCGGCAGCCGGTAACACACGAGGCGGCGGTCAAAATGCGACCGCTGGGCCGGTAACTTTGGTGAGTTAAATGAGCTTTACATACGCACAGCTAGAAACAGCAATACAGGATTTTACAGAAAACTCTGAGACATCCTTTGTAACAAACCTGCCGGTGTTTATTCGAGGTGCAGAAGACCGTATCTTTACGCTTGTTGATCTTGAGCTATTTCGCAAAAACGCTACTTCGCAGCTTACTGTCGGGGACCCCTATCTTAGCGTTCCCGCAGACTATCTAGCCCCCTTTTCATTTCAAATTATTACCGCAAATTATAAAAATTTCCTTGAAATAAAAGACGTAAATTTTGTACAGCAGTACGCGGTAGATGCCGGTGGTAACACTACGCCTAGATACTATAGTGTTTTTGATGTGGATAACTTCATTGTTGGCCCAACCCCAAACCTAGCCTATGACGTAGAACTACATTATTACTATCGTCCAGCCAGCATAACCGCAGGAGCGGCATCCGGCACAACGTGGCTCAGTGAAAACGCCCCAAATGCCCTTCTTTACGGTTCGCTCGTTGAAGCGTATACTTATATGAAGGGCGAGCAGGACATGTTGCAGTTGTATGAGCAGCGGTTCGCGCAAGAAATACAACGTTTAAAGGATTTGGCTGAAGCTAGAGAGAACAGCGATGCCTACAGGAGAGGTCTACCTGATAGGCCACGCACATAAACAGGAGTAAAAGACGATGGCAACATCAAATGCAGCAACCACCTATCTGGAGAGACGGATCCTTGACTATCTGTTCAAGGGTGATTCACTCTCCTTTGCTTCACCCGGCAACAACCTTTATGTCGGCCTAGCAACAGCAGTCACTGATGTGGAAACCGGAACCGTGACAGAAGTTCAGGTTGATACTGATGATGCGAACTACACTCGCCAGCGCGTTGTAGCAGCAGACTGGAAACAATCAACCAGCACACTGGCTCGTGGTATCGGAACAACAGATACCGAGATTCAAGTCACTGATGCTGAAGCATTCCCGACATCAGGCACAATTGTCATTGATGAAGAGATTATTACGTACACCGGTAAAGACGGTACAGCCACCGCTGACGTTAATGGCGCAGTGACTGCCTCACCAAACGTGGCACTGGACGGTAATAACGG